CCCCTCGGACGCGGGGTAGAGTCCGCAATCACTTGGGCAACGTAGTCGCCGAGCGCGCCGAGCGCCGCGTACTGCACACAGTCGCCAAGGTCTGACCACGGGTGGTTCTTGTCCGGCGTGTCGGCCAGCTCCGTGGTCTGCTTGCTACGCTTGTAGCGGTAGTACGATTTCAGCGCCTGCACGAGCAGGGGGCAGTTGTTGCCGTCGATGAGCAGGCCGTCCCGGCGCAGCATGACCTGCTCCGCCGCGCGCAGACGCGGCTCCAGATCGTTCGTCGGTGCCGGGTAGGCCCGGAAGCCCAACCGCTTCAGGCACTCGAACGGCGACTCCTCGCCGACCTGTGACTTCTGCCGACCGGCGGGGTCGGCCACCATGAACACCTTCGCGGTTTGGTAGTGCTGTGCGATGAGCGGGCGCAGCAGCGTCACGGCGAACTGCTCGATCCCCATCCCGTTCGACACAGCTTCCCGGAAGATCACCAGCCTACCGATCGCATCGAGCTGGCAGAACAGCGCCGCCGGAGTGCGACCGAAGTCCTGAGCGATCATGATCGGCTTCAGCGGGTTGACCGTCAGCGGCTGGTAGGTGACGTGGATGTCCGGCTTGAAGCTGGTGCGGAACACCGCCTGACCGGCGAGGCTCTTGCCGTACTTCGCGTGGACATGCACGTCCACCCAGTCCTCGGTGTTCGATTCGATCAGCGACTCGTAGTAGCCGTCCGGGAGGTTGTCCCGGTTCTCGGCGGTCGGCTCCATGCCACCGGGCTGCTTGAACACCGCCCAGTTGTTGGGGAGGTCGACCTCCATCTTGATGTGCCACTCGGAGTCCTCATCCGGCGGGTTCGACTCGCCGATGATGCCGTACCAAGCGTTCTTGGCGACACCGAGCGGTCGGTAGCGTCCCACGCGGCCCAAGAGGGCCTCCACGACGCTGATGGGAATCTCCCGGTACTCGGACACCCACCCGCCCGTGATGTTCAGGGAGAGCAGCCGCTGTTGGTCCTCGGGCTTGTCGAGAGGGATGAGCATCCACTCGGAGTGGATCCGGCCAGCGGTCGGGTGCATGAAGTCGAACACCAACGTGGAGTCGGTGACTTTGTAGGTCATCACCGGCTGGAGCCACTTGCGGATGTCCTCCAGAATCGTCTGCCGAAGCTGTTGTGCAGTGTTGCGCACAATCACGAAGCGGGTGCGCCGGACCCCGGTGGCATCCGGGTGTTCCTCCAGCATGCGCTTGGCCAGCTCCATGATGCAGCCGGTGGTCTTGCCGGAGCCGTAGGGACCGAGGAGCAGGCGTACCTTGTGGTCGTCGAGCATGAACCGCCCGACAGTCGCCGGGGCGGTGTAGGTCAGGACCGCATTACTCATCGGTGGAATGCTCCAGCGCGGGGCGCTGGTCGCCCGTGACTTTCACTTCCCCGGCACCGGGGATGATGATGTTGAGGGAGAACGCGCCCTGTCCGCCGCCCTGCGTCGCTTCCTTCTGCGACCGGCCAGCGAGCTGAGCCATCGTCTTGATCGCCTCGATGCGTGCAGAGGACAGGGCCTGCTTGTCGTTGGCGATCTCGTCGAGGACGGGGAGGTTGTCCTCCAGCAGCACGTCCGACTTTAACTTAATGCGGGCACCGGCATTGTTGTCGCCCGCGAGACGTTCGAGTGCTTCCCTGAGCATCTGCCGAAAGATCGGCGTGCGCTTGAGGATCGACCACTGAGCTTCTGAGATGCCGTAGCGAGCCTTGACCCCGTCGGAGTCAGAGAGACCTGCCGCCAGCTCCATCGCGATGGAGGCTTTCAGGGCATCAATGGGGAGTGCCGTGTCAGTCCCCGGAAAAACGATGTCGGTATTCGCCGGTTGGCGAGCCATTGCAAACTCCTGTGCGGATTCCCTTATACTACAGCAATGTAGCCCACGAATTGCAAGGAAACCGGATGACGACGATCGCCTACCGAGACGGAATCCTCGCAGCGGACTCCCGAGTGACCTATGGCGAGGACAGCGGTGCCCGCATCCACTCGTGTAAGAAGCTGTACCGAAAGACGGTAACGCAAGGCAAGAAGTCCTTCGACGTGATCATCGCCACCGCTGGCGAATCATCCCCCGGTCTCCTCTTCGTCGACTGGTACGGCAGTGGCAAGCCGATACCCGACACGTTCCTTCACCTCGGCGGAGACTTCCTCTGCCTCGTCCTCACTCCTTCCGGCCTGTTCGAGTACGACGTGTACTGCCGTGGCGAGCCGGTGAGTGACGACTTCTATGCGATCGGCAGCGGTGCGAAAGCAGCACTCGGTGCCATGCATTGCGGGAAGAGTGCGATCGAAGCGGTACGAATCGCCGCGCGCATCGACCCGTACACTGGCGGAAGAATCACGTCAGATTCATTGTCACCCAAAACCACCGGAGCCAAGAATGAGCAAGGCAAAGCCCAAGTCGTCCCCGTCGTCGCCCGCAAAAGGTAAGGATCTGGAGTCCTTCCGCTCGGCGCACGATCGGTCATACATCGTCCCGAAAAAGATACAGGCGGGCCTCGAAGCCCTCGGCGAGAGTTGGGAGTACGAGGCGGAGTTCATCCGTCGCTGCGGACTCTCCACCGGAGACTTCGCAGTGTACCGCGACAAGTTCCAAGACTTCAGTGTCGAGACCGCCAGCGTAAACGGCAATCGCGGCAAGCGAGTCTGGGCTGGAACGAAGGCGTTCGCCTCCAAGCTGCGGGCGCAGATCCAGTGAACGGCAAGATGGGTCGCTCGCTCGACGACTTCCGAGCAGCGCACGATCCGACGCATGAAGTCCTCGCGCCTACGACGATCTTCGAGCGCCCGCTCTCCCCCGAGGCCAAGTGCTTCATCGTCGTCGCTGCGCAGAACGCGACGCCGGTCCACCCCGTGTGGTGGAGGGTTCTGCGGCGCATCGCGGAAGCGAATGAGGCTGAAATACTAGCCATTCCGCTGCGCTACAAGAACCCGACGAGCCAGTGGACCGGCAGCCAACAGAATGCCGAACACTGGGCATCAGAGGTTCGCCCGTTCCTGTGGAACACCCGCAAGGCGCTGAACTCGAACCTCACTGTCCTCGGCGATCTGAAGATCCAACCGACGGCTTCTTCGCCGCTGACCGGCGCGGACGCCATCTCGCACTCAAGCTCAGGGATCCTTGGGCACACGAAGGTGCAGCTCAAGGCGATCCCTACGCCGTCGAGCAAGATGGCCAAGCTCCTGATGACCACTGGCGCATGCACGATGGCGAACTACACCGACTCGCGCTCAGGGCGCATCGGGGAGTTCCACCACTCGCTCGCAGCCGTGTTCGTCGTCATCGACGGGGACATGTTCCACGCGCGTCACATCCACTACGACTCGGTCTCCGAGAGCAGCACCGACCTCGACACCCGTTACACGGTGGACGGGGGAAAGAAGGCTCCGCGCCCGCTGGCGCTGGTGATGGGTGACACGCACGTCGACTTCATCGACCCGCTGGTGGAGGCCGCGACGTTCGGCACGGGTGGGATGGTCGACATCCTTCGTCCGCAGCACCTGATCTACCACGACCTGCTCGATGCCTATAGCTGCAACCCGCACCATGTGGGGAACCCGTTCAACCTCATCGCGAAGGCGAAGTCGCAGCGGGGCAGTGTGAAGGCGGAGACCGAACGCGCGATCCAGTTCGTTGCTGATCGAGCGCACAAGGGTACGCTGTCGGTCGTCGTCGCGGCGAACCACAACGACATGCTTCGTCGCTGGATGCTGCGACACGATTGGAAGAACGATCCGACCAACGCGGAGTTCTATCTGGAGACCGCACTGGCGATGGTGCGCGAGACCAAGCTCACGAGCCGAGGTACGGAGTACCCCGATCCGTTCACGCTGCATTTCCGTCGAGCGAAGGTTCCGTTCACGCACGTCCTCGACGAGGACGAGAGCCTCGTTCTGGGTGGCGTCGAGCTTGGCATGCACGGCGATCTGGGACCCAACGGTTCGCGCGGAAGTGCCAAGAACCTGAGCCGGATCGGTGTCAAGAGCATCGTCGGGCACAGCCACTCCCCGGCGATCGAGGAGGGCTGTTATCAGGTCGGCACCTCGACCAAGCTCAGGCTGGAGTACAACCACGGCCCGTCGAGCTGGCTCAACGCCCATGCTATTCTGCACGCAGATGGCAAACGGCAGCTTGTCCCCATCATCGAGGGACGATGGGCGGCTTGACACACGCCTGCCATACCACGAGACTATTCGCTGCGCAACTGAGGAACTGAAGTGGCCGCAATCCCCATGCAAACGCCGAATGGTCTGGGCGGGGTCGACACCGGATCTCCCGGTCGCGGCCTGCTCCGTGTCGTCTCCCCGCAGGAGATGCAAGCGCAGGACCAGCTCGCGGCGGATGCTGCGGCCAAGAAGAACACCGACGACGCTATCACGACGCAGCTTGCGTCACACGTTCGTGCAAGGCTCACGGAGATGCGGAACTTCCGCAACACCGAGGGCATCGCTCAACGCCTGATCGACGCCCTGCGCGTGTACCGGGGCCAGTACGACCCCACGAAGCTGCAAGAGATCCGCAAGTTCGGTGGCAGTGAAGTCTACGCCCGCGTGACCGGCACCAAGTGCCGTGCCGCCACCGCCCTCCTGCGTGACGTGTTCCTCGGTGGCGAGCGCCCGTGGGAGATCGCGCCGACCCCGGTGCCCACCCTCCCGGACGACATTACGGCCTCGATCGACCAGCTCGTGCTGACCGAAGTCATCTCGATGGTGCAGATGGGCGGGCAGCCGCCCGACGAGGGCATGATCGACGCGCGGCGTCGGCAGCTCCGCCAGCAGGCCGAGAAGGCTGCGAAGAAGCAGGCCAAGGACGAGGCCACGCGATCGACCGAGAAGATGGACGACATGCTCCGGGAAGGCAACTTCTACGAGGCGTTCGCCGAATTCCTCATCGACCTGCCGATCTTCCCCTACGCCTGCCTCAAGGGACCCGAGGTCCGTCGTGTTTCCCGACTCAAGTGGGTAGACGGCAACCCGCAACTCTCCCAGATCCCGGTCATGTTCTGGCGACGTGTGTCGCCGTTCGACCTGTATTTCAGCCCCGGCGCGAGCGGCCCGCACGAAGCCGAGTTCGTCGAGCGCATCCGCCTGACGCGCGCCGACCTGCTGTCGGTGAAGGGCCTTCCCGGCTACCGGAACGACCAGATTGATCAGGTGCTGGAACGCTTCGGCGAGACCGGCTTCCGCGAGTGGTGGGACGTGACGGACGCCGAGCGCGCCCGCATGGAGGATCGTGAGCGGTGGCCGCGCTTCCAGCAGGGCCTCATCGACACGGCTGAGTTCCACGGCTCCGTGCAGGGCACGACCCTGCTCGACTGGGGCATGGAAGCCAAGGACGTGCCGGATCCGCTCGCCGAGTACCGCGTCACCGCGTGGCTCATCGACCGCTTCGTCATTAAGGCGCAGATCAACCCGACGCCGCGCCAGTCGCATCCGTACTACGTCACGTCGTACGAGACGGTCCCCGGCGCGATGGTGGGCGAGGGCTTGCCGGACATCCTCGACGATGTCCAGCAAGTCACCAACGCCACCCTGCGCAGCCTTGTGAATAACCTGTCGATTGCCAGTGGACCGCAGGTGGTCATCAACGATCAAGTCCTGCAGACCGGCGAGACCGACGACCTGTATCCGTGGAAGCGGTGGCACGTCAAGTTCGATCCGATGATCACGGGCGCAGCGAAGCCGATCGACTTCTACCAGCCGAACTCGAACGCCGAGACGCTGATGATGGTGTTCGAGAAGTTCAACGCGCTCGCGGATGATGTCAGCTCGATCCCTCGTTACATGATGGGTAACGAGAAGGTAGGCGGCGCAGGCCGGACTGCTTCCGGCTTGGCCATGCTCATGGGCAACGCTGCGAAAACCCTGCAGAACGTCGCTGCCACCGTGGATCGCGATGTGATGGAGCCGCTGCTCACGGACCTCTTCGACATGGTCATGCTGACCAATCCGACGATGTTCAAGGGCGACGAGCAGATCGTCGTGAAGGGCGTGAACTACGCGCAGAAGCGCGAGCAGGACCGCATGCGGCAGCTCGAATTCCTGCAGCTCACGGGCAACCCGGTCGACCTCAACATCATCGGCATCCCCGGTCGTGCGAACGTCCTCCGCTCTGTGGCGAACAACCTCGGCCTCGATCAGGACCGCGTGGTCCCGAGCGACGACGACCTGCAGCAGATGATGGGCATGGGCGCTCCCGGCGCTGTGCCGCAGGCGGGCGCACCGCAGGGTTCGGCCCCGCCCGGACAGACCCCCGCGCCGCAGGACCAGCGAGCTGGCCCCGAGCAGCAGCGGAAGGAGCAGGGCGCGGAGCAGATGTTTGCGGGCAATGGTCAAGCAGGAGGCGGGACCCCCGCCGCAGGAGGCTAAGATGGGTTGCAAGACTCGAAAGTATTCGGATGGCGGCAAGGTGATGGAGCGCGAGTATGGCGGCAACCCGACGTACGCGAAGGCTTTGCTCAGTCGTGTGGGCATCGGTGACGGCTACGGCAACGCGAAGAATCCGCCGAAGCCCGCCAAGCGCATGAACGTCGGCGACGCGGCCAGCACGATTGGCAGTGTTGTGGCGAAGCGCAAAAAGATGCTGGACGAAACCTGAAGCGTGTTGCAAACTCGCGCAGGCGAGTAGTACACTCTGGCAACGTGTGAGGAGTAAGCACATGCAAGGCAAGTTTCTTGGGGACACGAAGGGCAATCGCGACCTGCCGATCAACCGGACGACCGGCGGCGGTGGCGGTCATTCTCCCGCAGGTGCGGGCAACGGCAAGTTCCTCGGCTCGACGAAGGGCAACCGCGATCTTCCGGTGAACCGGACGAGCGGCGGCGCAGGGAAGTAAGTCATGAAGCAGTCGAAGGGTTCGAAGCAGCTCAAGGTCGTGAACCTGTCCAAGCTGGACGGTGTCCGCGACGTGGCGCTTGGGCACAAGGCGACTGCTGAGCGGTCCGACCGGAACTACTCGAAGAGCGACTATGTGCGTCGCCACGAGGAACACTCCGACGTGGCCGCGCGCAACAAGCGGTGGGGGTTGGCCTGAAGCCGACCTTCCAGCAGCTTGAAGCCCTCGCGAGTCTCCGTGGCAGCACGGATTTCGCAAGGCACCAAGAGGTCTCGCAGGAATACGAGCGGGAACTCACGGAGCGACTGGTGAAGGCCACTGACGTGGCCACCATTCACCGGACGCAGGGAGCGATCGACGCTCTCCGCACGCTTCGGGAGTTCTTCGAACAAGCTCCGGCGGGCATTGAAAAGTCACGAGATAGGAAGGAACACGCATGAGTGCGCTCCCCAAGGCAGTAGTAAAGCAGATCGCGGACGCGAATCGGTTGGCCGAGCAGCTCCAACAGGAGCGACTCAACCCGACCCCGCCTAACCCGCCGGACGGAACTCCGGCTCCCGATCGGGGCAATCCGCCCGCCGCTGCCAACTCGGACGCTGGTCAGTCGCCTCCCGACGGCAACCAGCCTGCAGGTGATGCGGGAACGCCCAACCCGGCGGCTGATGGGTGGGAACAGAAATATCGGGTGCTGCAGGGCAAGTACAACGCGGAAGTTCCGCGACTGCAGCGAACGGTGAATGAGCAGAGTTCCGCCATCGAGCAGCTCCGCGCGCAGGTCACTGCGACGCAAGGCATGCTCGCCGCGCTTGGTCAGAACCGGGTGGCTGCACCCGCTGGTCAGGGTCCCGCGCCTGCGGCCCCGACCTCACTGGTCAAAGACGAGGAAGTGAAGGAATTCGGCGCGGACCTGACGGACTTCATTGGCCGCGTGGCAGAGCAACGGCTCATGTCGCGCATCGACCAGAAGATCCAGCCGGTCCAGCAGCAGGTCGATCAGGTTCGCAACACCGCCGCGCAGGTGGTGCAGGCGAACACGCAGACCTCGCATGAGAGGCTTCTGGCTACCCTCGACCGAGAGGTTGAAGGCTGGCGTCAGCAGAACAACGACCCGTTGTTCCTCGAATGGCTGGCACAGCCCGACCTGTACTCGGGGGCGTTGCGGAAGGACCTGCTTGTGCAGGCGTATGAACGCTTCGATGCACCGCGAATCGCGGCGTTCTTCAAAGGCTATCGGAACGAACACGCAGTCGTTACGCCGCCCGCAGCCGCTGCTGCTCCTGCCCAAGCGCAGGCCGCATCACAGCGAACGCTGGACGATTTCGTAGCCCCCGGCCAGCCGAAAGCTGGCGGGGCGACTGGCGCTCAGAACGGAGCCGGAAAGCGGATTTGGACGGAGGCCGAGATCAAGCGGTTCTACGACGACTGCACTGCAGGCAAGTTCAGGCGCAATCCTGACCAGCGCAAGCAGATCGAGCAGGACATCGTCAGCGCCGCGCGAGAAGGTCGAGTTCGCTAACCAGTTCTGAAATCATCTCCTGAAGGAGTAGAGCGTCATGGCATATCCTATTGTTGGTACCGCATACAGCGGTTCGAATCCCTCCCCGGCGTACGCGGGCATCTTCATCCCGACCCTGTGGAGCGGCAAGCTCGTCGAGAAGTTCTACGCGGCCACCGTCCTCGGTGCGATCGCGAACACGGACTACGAAGGCGAAATCCGCAATCAGGGCGACACGGTCAAGATCCGTCAGCGTCCGACGATCACCATCGCCGACTACGAGGCCAACCAAGCCCTCACGATCCAGCGCCCGTCGAGCAACCTCGTCGAGCTGACGATCGACAAGGGCAAGTACTTCAACCTCGCGCTCGATGACGTGATGGAAGTGCAGTCCGACCTCGATCAGCTCAGCATCTGGTCGGAGGATGCGGCGGAGCAGATGAAGATCTCGGTCGACACCGAAGTGCTGGACTACCTCAGCACCGAGACGCTGACCACGGGCATGTTCGGCAACACGGCTGGCGTCCTCTCGGGCGACATCCGTCTGGGCCTCCCCGGCAATCCGCTGTACCTCGGCAAGGCTGCCGCAGGCACGGGCGCTGGCGACAGCACCTCGAACGATCGCCTGATCACCGACGCCATCGTCGACTTCGGTCAGGTTCTCGACGAGAACAACATCCCGGAGACGGGGCGTTGGCTGGTCATCCCGGCGTGGATGGCTGCGATGATCAAGAAGTCCGACCTCAAGGACGCCTCGATCTCGGGCGACGGCACGTCGATCCTGCGCAACGGTCGGCTCGGCATGATCGACCGCTTCACGCTGTACTACAGCAACCTGCTGCCGACGGCTGACGGTTACAGCTCGCAGACCTACGTGTACTTCGGTACGAACGC